CGTAGCAGAGTCGGAAGCCATATTATCTTCATCTTTGAAATCTAATACCCCAGCGGTTTCAGAACCGGTGAAATAAGGGACTTTATTTGCTGCGGAAGTCAGACCAGCTAACGCCGCTAATTCAGCATCATAAGCTTGAACGTCTGAACCTATGGCTAAACCCATAGTTGTTCTTGCAGCGGCAGCCGTAGTATCATCCAATACTGTAGCCATGAAAGTAGAGACTGTGATTGAATCCGCTGAACCAGCGGACATAATTAAATTACCGCTTTCGTCAAAAGCTAAGAACTTACCAGCCCTACCTGTTGGCATATCAAGATTACCACCCTCAGCATCCGAAGGACTTAATCTAATACTACGACTAATATCTCTTTCTAATTGTTGGTTGATAGCTTGCATACGGGTTAATTCCGTATTAAGTACATTTGCTCTAAAAGCACCGGCCACTGAATAACCAGTTAATCTATCTATTGGTATTTCTCTTGAAATAGAAACAGCATCACTAACTGTGAGGCCAGAATTAAATACAACCTTACCACCGTCCATTGGTAAATCATCTGCGGGTACGATAGCACTAAGGTCAGCTTGTTTTACCACATAATCCGTAGTTTCAGTTTTTAAGACATCATTGACATACACCTTAATATCCGACGTAGCGAAAATCATAAAGGTGAAAGTAAACTCAGTTTGACTAGCTGTTGCCGTATACTGGTCTAGTGGAGTCTCATCTGTTAAAGCTGGTACTGTACCCATATTTAAATTTCAATTAATTCTTGGAAATTCCAAGATTATTATTATTAAACTCTTCTTCCATTAAGTCAAGATCGTTATTTACTTTTAGGTATACCTAAAGCCCCATTAAAAGTATCTTCCATGTAATCATACCCCTGCCTAATACCAATCATATTTTGTAGGGGTATCGCCTTTCTCACCGCGTGTGTGGTTCTCTGGTCTGCACGGCGGCTAAGAACGTCCGAAGCAATCCCCATTAAGTTATCAATCTGCCCCGAAGTAGGCCCTAATACCGCAGCACTACCATGTCCATAATATTTGCTTTCTGAGTTAGTACCTAATATACCGGATAAGCCCACCTTACCTTGAGATATTTTCTCTAACCTATTATTAACATCCATCAACCAACCAGTAACACCGCTACGGTCAACACCTTCCTGAATTAAAGTAGCTGCGTCTGGCATCGGTCTGCCGCTTACTGCTCTTTTATATGCTGCTACTAACGTACCTAAACCTATCATAAAGGTTAAACCCTGTATGGTATTTGCATCGAAATCTTGCACCATCGGTACAAAAGTTTTTTGCATAGAGGAGAAACCAAAAGACTGAAATTGGCCAAATAAGGTCAACCCATTCTTTGACATCCATAAAGGGGTGGTTGCTATGCCCGGTGTGACAATAACCCTATCCATATCTTTTCTCAAAGCACTTGCGTATAAGTGACCTAAAGAAGCAGCTTGGGGCCCCTCCCACTTAGCAATATTTGGTATAGTTATCTTACCTTGTTTTACACCGTGTTTTTCTATATGCTTAAATATCTCTGCCGCATCTTCTAAGCTAATACCACTTCTAGCTAAGTTAGATACTTGCTTGGCGGTAGCTTTGCCTTTTCTTAAAGCCTTCATAGCATCTATCATATTCTCACTTATAATCATAGCTGCGATCTGTTTTAGCACAGCGTTCCAATGGCGAATCCCAGTAGCACTTATAGCTTTTTGAGACACTTTATCGGCGATCCTCTCGAACTTAGTATATTTACCAAAATCATCCATAACATCGGATATACTTGCTACCCTGCCACCTTGTACAAATTCTACACCAGATAGGAGCCTACTAGCCTCAGTAAAGTTTTCTGCTAAATATTTTCTGAAATCTTTAGATACTAATGCTTTCATTAAAGGGGCCATACCTCTTGTAACAAATTTAGTAAAGCCCGCTTCAGCTATTAGCTTACCTAAATCTGGGGTTGATGATGCAGTAACATCACCGAGCATAGTAACCATGTTGTATTGTTTAGCTTGTTTCTGTGCTCTATACGCCCAACTATTTGGGTTCATGCTATAGCCGTATGTACCTAGTAATCTATCTCTTAAAGCAAAAACATCGTTAAGGGTTCTCTCCTCTTGCTTACGCAACGCTGCATATTTTTTTGGGTCATCTATGGCTTTAGCCTTTAACTTCTTGAAATCATCTGATATAGCCTGTACTACCTCTGATTTACGCGATTTAATGTCATCATCTAAGAAATCCTCACCAAACCTTCTGATTAAATGCGCCCTTCTCGAAACAGTATTAACGTAATTCCTAGTTAAACTTTCCACATCTTTATCTAGGAATTTTAAGAACCTCTTACCTAACGGAGTATCATAGTCAACATCTAACACCCTACTTTTAGCGTAATTAGGTTTTGATGTGAACCCAACACCTTTCACAATATCAGCACTTTGAGAGCCAGTTGAGTTTCGCTCAATATCGGCGGCTAAATCATGGAAAAATCTATCGTCTTTAAATTCTACGGAATCTTGATATATCCTAGCTTTATTGCCTTTGGTAGCTTTAGCATAACTTAATTTTATTATGTCTACCAGCACTTGTCGAAACTCCGCAGGGTGTCTAGCAACCATAGCCTCATTAACTTTCTGCGGCGCATAGGTTTTTCTTTTAGAAAGAATTGCGTCTTTATCTTTAAACAAACCCGTCTCAATACCCATGTCCCCGTACTTAGTGTAGAGCCTTCGGTATTCAGCAGCAGCGGCAGCAGCTTCTTGTATTTCAGATTTACCGCCTCTTGTTAGAGCCATAAATATCTCTTCGTTAAAATCTGCTTTTGATAGCCTCATGGGGTCTTTACCAATCCTGCGTTTATATTTGGCAAACATATCCCCAGCGTGGCGATCTACTAAGGCTCTCTCGTCAATATCCATCAATACCTCTGTTTCTACCGACACCCCTTGAGTCTCACCCCGCTTATGCTTTTTAAATTTAGGATCAAACTGAGCAATATCTTGTAAATATAATCTGGCGTTTAGGGATTCATTATAAGCTAATCTAAATCCGGGGTCTTGAAATTTTAATTTAGAATAAGCCTTATCTCGAATTAATGTATTATCATCCATTAACTCTTCATAGCTTTTCTTTTTAACTGCTGCCGCACCTACAGAACGCGGCTGTACGTCTTCACCACCAGCTTTTACATCCGCTATGAAATCCGCATCTTCGGGGTACATCATCTCTTTTTCAAACTGCTCTTTGAATTTACCATACTCTGGGGATTTAGCTAATTTGGCGTGTAGAGCCGCACCTAACACACCTGATAGAACAGCCCCGCTGGCTATATTAGCTGCGGATTCCCCTAGCGTTCTAGTCTCTTGCTCATTATGCAATATCACTTCACTAGCTGCCATTGAAGAAGCACCATACATAGCCGTTTTCAACCCATTTTGCAGTAAGCTTTTAGCACCTTTTGCCCCTTTCACTGCGGTCCCAAAAGGTACTAAATTGAGCGGAGATAACAACCCACCGGACATATTACCTATAAGCCCTTTCCACCCAGCTTGAGAATTATATTTTTCCCTAGCAGTTCTATCGTCTATCTGTTCTTTTATTGCATCAAAATGCTCTTGGCTCTCCGCATGGTCAAACATCCTACCTATATTACGAGAAGCACTATATTCCAAAGGTAAAGCATCCATAGCAGCAGCCCAATCAAAATTGGGATCTCGTACACCGCCGCCCCTAGCTTTATTCATAGCTATGGCACTAAACTCATTCTCTAAAACAAAACCGTTTTTTAAGGTTTGAATTAAACTGAAATCTTCGGAGTCCGGGCCTTCTTCAAATTCAGGCTTTATTAGATCGGGAGATATTCTATTTTTATCTGGTTTTACAAAAGGCATATTAATTATCGTTTAATTATCGTTTTTGAGGTAAAGTGCCAAGTAAAATACTTGCGGGGTTTAAAGGGTCCACATTATATATAGACAACTCCTCTTTTAATAATTGAGCTTCGTGTTGAGCTATAACTTTAGGCTTTTCCTGTTTAATATACTTATCCACATCCGGATACCATCTCCTCACCTCTGGCGGCAGGTATGGGTCAAACTCCCCTTTCTTATTAAATACCTGAACTTTATAAGAGGGATATTGTCCTGCGGATTTCTCCCTACCTGTTTGGTCATCCCCTTCCAAGAATATATCCTCTGGCTCTATATCCTCATATCCGGGGTGTTTTCTTAAATCGGCAACTAATTCTTTCTTGAGCCATTTAGTAGAAGGCCCAAAATTAAATTTGTTTGAAGCATCCATCATAGCATATTCCCTTTCAATCGGGTATTTAGTTAGTTGCTTTGACGTACCATTAATGCTAGTAACGCCCCAATCACGCTCCATAACTCTTCTAGTCTGCTCTTTGGCTAACCGTTCGTCACCATTGGAGGCTTTATAATATGTTTTAAACGTATTTTTATAATCATCTTCTAACGCTAATTCTATTCCAGCGTGGGTTACTGTATCTTTAAAGAAAGGTATTTTACCTCTTTGGGGTAGTTTAGCGTTCGCTTGAAAAAACCAGCTTTTATCAAAAGCATCAGCCATTTCATTAACTATAGCATCTCTTTGTTCTAATTTATCACCTTTATCTTTCCAATACTCGTTAAGTGTTCCATCTAATAATTCAAGCTTACTAGCAGTTAAACCCGTAGTTATATCTTCTACTTTCTTTACAGCTAATTCATTTGGCGTACCTGTCCTAACCATATCGTAGATCATCATACCTTGCACTATATCTTTATCATCAAAGTCATCTAAGGCTTGAGGTTTAACATCTTGTAACCTACCTATCAGATCAGCATAAAATACTTTTTTCTCTACATCATCCCCCCTAAAAGTAGCTCGCATTTCACCGCGTAGGTCTTCTGGAACAACGCCGGTTGCTTGCACATAATTAGTTATTAGTTGCTTTTTGGCAGCAGGTGATGGGGCTTTCTCTAATTCAGGTTTAATGACTTTTTCATAAGTAAGGTTGATACCTTTTTTATGCTCAGTATTTTTAGGGTCTAAATACCCAATATTGTTATAAGCAGCGTTTAATGTATCCCCAATCAAATTACCGTCAGCTACTTCTTTCTTATCTTTCTCAGCTAATAACTTAACTAATTGAACCTTTTTAGCTGGGGTGATTATACCTTCTTGTTCGGCTCGGATTACATCCTGCCTGTTCTTAACTCCGTCCACAATCCCTATCTCTAAAGCAGCCCCTTCACGTGAACGGGCTAAATCTTCTTCAGATTTTTTAGCTGCATTTGCCTTAATCTCCACAGCAGTAATATCATTATTATAGGCATTTAATTGTTTAACCATGTCTTGCCTATCCTGCTCATTTAACCCCATAGGTATAGACTTCATGTCTTGTAACCTCTTAACCTCCGCAGCTCTTTGATCGGGGGTTAAATCTTTCATCTGGGTTTTCATCCCTAAGATTAAAGCTTCTTTCTGAAACTCTCTTAACTCTAATTGAGCTTCTTCCGTCGTAATATCTCCATGTGCTATTTGAGCTTGGAGCGCACCTTGGTATTTAGCCATCTTATCTTGGTTGGCTTGAACTTCAATTTCTGTAAGAGGTGCTGGGTTTTCAAAAATATCATCTTTTATTATCTCCTTACTAGCTTGTAAAGAAGCTGAGGCATCATCTTTAGCTTTCTTAAAAAACTTATTTTGGGATTCTACAGTTAATACCGCCGCTTGATTATCAAAACTCTGGGCATAGTGAGGCTTTATTTCCTCTGGCATATTAGCCATCTTGCCTGTTTTGTAAGCTTCTAATTTTACAGTTAATTGTTCTGGGTCATTGCCCTCTAGCATATTCTCGTTATATATCCGTCTAGTCTCAACTAGATCAGTAGCCTTTGTACCGGCTAAAAAAGCGTCTATCTCTGCCGCTTTAGCTCTTTGTGATGCCGCCGCCACTTTAGCTGTAGCATTAAAAATGCCTGTACCTAAATCAGCTATAGCGTTCATTTGATCCATATATTCACCACCCGCAGTGAATTTTATAGGTTGTAGTTGAGGTGCAAAGCTACCTCTTGAAGCTGCTTGGATATTACCATCAAAACGAACCACACCACTAGCTGGTAAGTTAGTTGGATTATTTGTTGTTCTTTGTGTAATTCTCGTTTTAGTCATATT